TTATACCCAACTAATCCAGAGCGTGCCGTCCGGGACGTTACCCGGGTCGGACTGCTGAATCTTGACCTTCGAAGCGTCGAGCTTGAGCGCGATGGCATCGCGGTCGGCGGCGATGTAGTCGCGGGTCTTGTTGATTTCATCGTTCGCCTTGCGGATGTCATCGGTGCCGGGCACCACTGCCATTCCCTTGCTTACGGCGGCGTCACCGTTGGCCATTAGTCGTAGTCCTTCCAGTTGAAGTTGTTGTAGGAGACGCCCGCTGGGATGTCGTTGTAGCTGACTCCCTCAGGGCCGAAGATGTACGCGGTGTCTGGCGTGTCGACCAATCCGCGCGTACCGACGCTCATGGTGTGGTCCTCGAAGTTCCACGAGACGCTAGACGTGTAGCCGGTCTGGGCCGGAGTGAATGGCAGCGAAGCCACGGCCTCTTGTCCAGGCCGGACAGACAAATCTGGTCGGGCCGTGATGTCGAGCGTGCGGCCTTGCCCGTTAACTCGCGACAGGATGTAGGCGGCACGGCCAGGACCCGGGTAGGCCTTCTCAATCGTGGCGTTGTACGGCTGGATCGGATTGGCCGGTCCAGCCACGTCGTAGGCCTCCTGGCGGACGGCGTTGGAGTCCAGCCAGACGTACTTGAGGTTGACACCATCGAACCAAGTAGGCGAACCGTCGGCGGCCCTGGAGTCCAGGTCAATCGAGTCCTTGGCCTGATAGACGTTGTAGCCCTGAGCCAGGGTCACACGGCCCGGCACGGAGTACTGGTTATCGACCAGACGCCAGACCCCCGCCTCATCGCAGAAGAGACGAAGGCCGGAGGTTTCGAGCGGTCCACGAAGGAAGTCCCACAGAGACTCCTGCGGCTCCCAGGTAAGCGTGTCCGGGCTGCGGTCGATGAGCGGTGTTCGGGTGCTGGTGCTCTTGCCCGCGGTGGCCGTCCAGTTGTAGCTGTAGCTCGCTGTGCCGGGCGTGCCGTCCGCGGTGTTACCGTCGAAGAACGGAATGGGCGTGCTGCGGTCGGTGTCGATGCCGTTACCGGCCAGGAGCATGAGGTCTGACCAATATGCGGTGCTGGCGGCGTTGTGCCCGTGATACCAACGGATGCTTGCGGAGGTGGTGTCCTTGGGCAGGGTGAAGGTCAGCGACAGACGCGCTGTAGTACCTGCCACGTTCGGTGCTGCTGCTGAGGCAGAGAACACTCCGGCCGCTCCACCGTTCCACGACGGCGCTACCACGATGACCACGATGGAGCGCGCACGTCCCGCGAAGGATGTACCGCCTAGAGCACTGTCGATGTGGAAGATGCCCGAAGCCGTGTAAGTGCCACCGGCCTGCATCCCGAGACGTAGACCTCCGGTGTCTCCACCAATGTTCATCCAAGAGTCATTGGAGGCCGTGCCTCCGTTGAGCCGGAACGCGGTCCCGTGAGCGCCCCACGTGGTGCCGGTCTGTCGGACAAGGCTGGCCAGGTTCTGGCTGGTGGCGTCCGTGAGGTCCACGCTGGCGCTCGGGTTGGTCACCTGATTGGTGGCAGCCTGGAGCGTGGTGAAGTCGGCGTCCACCGTGCCCGCCGCGAGGGATGCGCCGATCTTGCCCAGCGCCCAATTGCAGATGGAGCGCATGGAGGTCTGGAGGCCCAGTGGCGTGAGGTCCGATGAGGCGGTGTTGTTGGAAAGCTTCTGGAGTAGGCGCTCCTGGGAGTACAGGTCAATGATGACCACGCCCTCTTCGTGCGTTAGCTCACGGCCACCCAGGACCAATTCCGCGGTCAAGGCCACTGGAGCCTTTTCTAGCTCCTGGTAGCTCGCCTCCAGGGTGACGCGGATGTTGTCACGCGGGTCCATCTGCTCGATGACGACTTCGGAGGCGTAGACGGCCAGGGTCGCCTGGGCGTAGGGAGCCCAACCTTCATCCAGTGTCAGCTTGCCGGTAATGACCTCTAGCGCTGCTTCGTATGCGATGTGGTCCGGCACGTGCTCCGTGTAAGCCGGAACATCGACCACCCACGGAGCGCTGGTGAGAGTCACATCGTCATAGACGACACTCTGCCCCATCGACTTCTGAATGCTCAGCGTGTGAGAGGAAGCGGTGGCCACGAAGGAGATGCCAAGCTCCCACCACTGGCCACCCGTGAGGTTGTTGTGCGGGCGTGTCTCTCCGGCACATGTGAGGGTGATGTCCAGAGTGGTGTTAGGACGCGCCCACATCCGAAGCGTGTAGAGGTTCCCCACGGTCAGACCCGTGAAGGTGCGCGATACCGGCGCGGTGCTTGAGTACCAATGGAACAGGACATGCGGAGCAGAGCGCGGGTTGAACGGGTACACCTGGAGCGTGGTAGTGCCGCCGTCTCCCCATCCGTCCGGGTTGTAGGAGTAGGCGGTGAGCGCGTCGAAGTTCTGGGTATAGACCGTCGTCGCCGTTCCCCAGTGCCCCTGCGCTTCATGCTGAACATCGTGTGCGGGTACGTCAACGAAACCGCCAGGCACGTGCATGGTGGCAGTTGTTACGGGAATTTGGGCGGTCATGAGTGCTGCACCTCCCTGTAGTCCACTGCCACGCTCCACGTGCCGTCATCGTTGCGGGTGCGCGTGACGCGGCCATCCACGGCGTACTGCATACCGATGGAGAAGTACTCGTCATCTGAGAGCGTGAAGAGAAGCGGCAGACCGTGGATTGCCTCCATCTGGTAGGCGTCCGCCTCTTCCCTAAACCACATGGCGAGCGTGCCCGTTCGGGGTTCCGAAGGCAGGAGCGTCACGTCCTGCCCACCACCAAGAATCTGGTGAAACACGTTTCGACTGGTTGAGCTGGCTGTGTAGTCGAGCACAAGGTCAGGCGAGAAGCTGTAGTCGTCACCCTCGAAGGTGACTGTGATTACTGCGGTCATTAGAAGACTCGGTTTCCTGCTCGGGTTCGGGCGTCCACAATCATTGAGATGACGTTGCCGTTGTACTGGCGCTTGAGGGCGTCCAGCTTGGCTTGGGCGGCGTTGGTGGTCGCGTCGATGTTGATGACGTGGCTGGATGGGAGCCGGTTAACCGCGGCCCCTACGGCGTCGAGCTTCGGCACTACGTTCTGAGCGGCCCCGCCTGCGTTGTTCATGGCATCGCGGGCCGCGTTCACACGGTTGATAGCGGAGTCGGTGTCTCGCGCCAGGTCCCCGTATTTGCCGGAGAGCGGACCTAGCTGGCCGTAGAGGACCGCGGCAGCCTGGCCGTTCGCGTCATAGGCGTTCTTGCTGTCCGCCTGCAGCTTGTTGGCCTTGTCCATCTGCTCATTGATGGTGCTCTGCACCTTGGACAACGCGTCGGTGTCTCCCGCGTTCGCGCGGAGGACGGTGGACAGGTCCAAGTGAAGGGTCTTGGCATCCTTAATGGCAGCGTTGTACTGCTCGGTGTCCTTCACGATGTCCTGGATGTTCTGGTCAATCAGGTCTTCGGAAGCGAAGTTGTTACCGCTCTCGGCCATGTCATCGAACATCTTCTGGATGCGCTCGGTGCTCTTCTGCGCCTCCGCATCGGCAGCCGCGGACATTCCCGCGAAGAGGCCACCGAGAAGCACCGAGATACCACCGGCAGCAAGACCGATCGGTCCACCGGCAGACGCGAGACCACCGAACGTGCCCTGGGCCAAATCCAGAACCGACTGCATCGAGCCGTCGAAGCTGGAGGTGACCTCGGAGAAGTTCTGGAGTGCCTCTTCTCGGAACTCACCCACATGCGCGCGTGCGCGACCAAAGCCGCTGCCGCTCTCACGGTCTACGGTGTCACCGAAGTCCTTGACGTCTCGGGACATCTTGTCGCTGGACTTGGAGACCGTGCGGGCCAGGTCTTGGTACTTGTCTGCGAGGTTGTCAACGCCTCGGCCCGCGTCCTTGGCGGAGTCGCCTACCTTGTCGAAGGTCTTGCCGTTCAGACTCGACTTACCGGCCTCGCGGTCCAGGGTCTGGAGGTCCTTGGCCAGGTCCTCAACGGACTCTCCGGCCTTGTCCATGTCGGCAACTAGGCCCTTGGTGTTGGAGACAAGGGACACCTCATATGGCTTCGGCATTAGTGCCTCTCAATCCCGGTGAAGATGACGTACATAGCGGTCTGGACCCACATAGAGACCACGCGGCCAATGGATGCCTTCTGGGCTGGTCCGGCCACGTAGCCAGCGCGGTTGCGCGGTCGAAACTGGGTCATTGTGCGGCGGGTTACCTGGTGAGTCCCACCGTTCTTGCTGCGGCGGCTGTAGGTGGTGCGCTTCTCGCGGTTCGCGCCACGCTCCACCTCGGGCCACGACTGCCGTAGGTCTAGGCCGTTACGGAACTTCTGGCCGCGCACCTTGGCGGCTTGAAGGGTGACGTTCTGGTCCGACACCTGGACGCGAGCGGTGCCCGCGAACCGGGCTTCGAATACCGTCTGGGAACGGCCCTTCATCTCCTCTTCCCAGATGACCTTGGCTCCGGCTCGGGTGCCAGCACGAATAGCGGAGGCTACGGGCTTCTCCACGGACTTGAGGGTCCGCACGAGAGCCTGTAGCTCCGCTACGTCGTTGGCATCGACCCGGAGCACCACGGGTTAGGCTCCGGTCGGAATCTCGCCCATGACCGGCTCACCGATGACCGCGAGGGTTACCGATGCGTCTGCAACGCTGTTGAGCGCGCCACCGACGTTGCCGGAGGTGATGATGACCGTGGCAGTCCAGGAGCGTCCGCCCTTCTTAGGTGCGAAGGTGACGTTCTTGGTCTGGCCCTTATTGGTCCACAGGTACACGGAGAGCGAATCGTCCGAAGCCCAGTCCTGGGCGTAGGTGATCGGAATGGAGTACTTCGGTGTGGTCGGGAAGGTGAAGGACGAACCGGCAGCCATACCGGCCCAGTCCACGGTGCCTTGGTCAACCTGAATGGCTGCGCTGGACAGTGCCGCGGAGTAGTTGTCGTCCTCGATGATGAAGTCACATTCGCCCATGACGAATGCGGTTACTGGCACGCTGGCCATTTGGTGCTCCTTAGGTGGTGGCTTGGATGGTGATGAGGTAGGCCGGGAAGTCCTTGCTGTAGATGCCCGGGACGGCCTGGGTCCAAGAGATTCCGGCGTTGGCCAGGCTCTGGGTTAGCGAATCGGCGGTGTCGTCCTGCTCATCGCTGGACGTGCCCTGCGGGAAGACCAGGTAGAGCGTGTAATCCACCAGGACGACACCCGGGGCACGGGACGTAAGAGACGCGCGCTCTAGGACTAGCCACGGGTGGACGGCCTCCCCGGCGTCGTCCTCGGGGAAGTAGATGAGGTCCGGTTCAAGCGGCTCGATTAGCGCTCGAATCTCTTCACGGACGGACTTGGTAGACATGTCAGCCCACCGCCGGAATCCGCGGAGTCGGACGCAAGTAGGCCTGGACCTTCCAGGACATCGGGTGCGGAGAGTAGGAGTAGGACTCGCTACCGGCGTTGCCGCTCGGGTCCACGCGGAAGGCGTTGGCGCTCTCACGGGCCTGGAGTAGCTGGGCCTGGCGGTAGTTCACCGGCACCGGCTCACCCTCGGCTAGCTCGGGCGCGTACTCCTCGCACTGGAGGCGCGAGACCTCCAGGAGGTGGAATAGCTGGAGGTCATTTAGCTGGGTCTTCCACTCCTCGCGGGCGGAGGTCACCGTGTGCCAGCCGTTGTCCTCCTGGACCACAACCGTCTCAGCGCGGAGGCGGAGACGGTGGTCTCCATCGGTGACGGTCGGGACAAGCTTGAAGAGACCGCCCGTGGTGAATGGGTTGGTCGGAAGGACGAAGGTTACCTTGCCGTCCACGATGGCCACGGGGCCGATGAGCGCCACGACGACACCGGCAGCGTTCTTAAGCTCCACTGTGGCGGACGTGTAGGCAGTCAGGTCGGCCTGGCCTCGAAGGTCCAGTGTCACCGGATTGGCCGGGGAGTCGTTCACCCAGAAGGGTCCGAGACTCATGGGGAATCCCCCCTTTCGAAGAGAGGGAGGGCAGCGGGGAACAAACCCGAAAAGACCCCGCTGCCCTCCGGTCGGTTACGCTCCGGCTGGCTCTGCGTCAGCTACCAGGGCGATGGCGTGCGCGTTGTCGATGCGTGCCGCGATGTAGGCGACAATCGCCTCGTCGTAACCACCACGCAGAAGGTCGATGGCGTTGACGCGGATAGGCGATCCAGCAAGCTCCTCGACGGTGACCGCGTTCTTGTCACCAACGAGAACCTGACCGGCAGCCAGGCCGTCCAGACGGACGAAGTTCAGGCCGAAGATGGTGCCCGAGTTGAGGCCCATCTCACCGGAGACGAACTGGAGCTTGTCCTTGTCCTGGCTCAGGAGGATTTCGTCAAAGACATCCGGGGCGACCGCCGCGAAGGTAGCGGTACCGCGGGCGTCATCGACGGCGCGAATACCCTGGAGAATCTTGGCGATACCCGGGGAACGGGTGCCAAGCTGAGCGCTCGAAAGCGTGAGCGCGGTAGGCGAAAGCTCGTCCAGAACGGTGTTGAGGACGTAGTTGTCCGAGACCTCGGCGTAGCTGTCTACGACAAGCTCTAGGAAGCGCTCGATGACTCCGGTTTCGTTGAAGTCGTAGAACTCGCGGGCAATGTCAACCGCGTGGGCGTAGCGCTGAGCCTTGTAGGTGTAGGACTCGACAGTTGCGGACGAACCGGAAATCTCGGTCTTATTACCGGCCCAGGTCTGTACGCTCGGCTTGTTGACGAAGCGCCATCCCTTGTTCTCCAGCGCGGTCAGCGGAGCCTGGTTCAGGACAGGGATGAAGCGGCGCTCATAGCGGCGTCCACTCCAAAGCTCGCCCAGGAACTTCGGCTGTACGACACCAGAGCCCAGGGAGCCGTTGGTGTCGTACTTGATGTCCGTGATGGCGGCGTGAAGCGTCTGACCCTCGGCCAGGCCCTCAACCTCCATACGGGCTGCGGCGTCGCCCGCACGCGCTGCGTGGAGCGTGTTGTAGAAGGCACCAAGGCTGGTGTCCTTCTCGGCTACCTTGGCAGCCAGGTTCTGTGGAACTGCGGCCTCGGCCACGGCGTTCTCCTCTTCATTCGTGGCCGGGGTTTCCGGCTCTTCGGTGGTTGGCTCCTCGGAGGCCGGCTCGGTCTCCTCGGAGGTTTCGGGCTCGGATGTCTCCGGCTCGGTGAGAGCGGCCTCAAGCTCCTCGGGTGTCTTGCCCAGGACTCGGGCCATCTCGGCTAGGACCGCGGCGCGAATTACGTCCTCGGTTGGTGTGGCCTCTGGCTCGGCGTCCGTGCTGTCATCGGCGGCTGTGTCAGCGGCCTGGGCGTGGAGGACGGCAGAGGGGAATGCGCCCTGCGGGACGAAGGCGGCTCCGTAGAGGCGGCCTCGGGTCGCACGGCCCGCGTGGATGGTGATGTCAGCGACATCGACCGAAAGGCAGTTGCGGACACCGCTGGCAATCTCGGCCTCTAGGCGGTCGCCCTCGTCGGTGTCGGCCACGCGGATGGTGGCAAGTAGACGGTCCTCCCGGTCTTCCAGCTTCGTGATGCGGGCAACCGGCTTGGTGTCGTCGTGGTCGTAGTTGACCGGCATGGCTTCTGGGCTGCGGGGAATGGTGATCGACCCGCGGTCGATGGCGAAGCGGCCAAGGCTGGTGTCTCCCACCTCGCCCCACTTGAGAAGGGTGGCGATGTGGGTACGGGGCTCCGCTGCTGCGTGAAGCTCACCGGCCCAAATGGATACGTCGGTCATGGGTTAGTCCTCTGCGGGTAGGCCGGTCGGTGACGCGGCGTTGTAGAAGGTCGAGAAGTCGAAGCGGACGTACTGGCCGCGCGGGCACGCGCCGCCATAGGCGCGGTCGTTGGAAAGGGCCTCCTCGATGGGCCGTGTCCAGAACGGGACATCGAAGACCAGGAAGGCGCTGCGCTCTCCGGCAGCGTTCTTGTAGGTGTCGCTGGAGACATCCGGCAAGGTGCCGTCGAGCATGGAGGCGCGGACGTTGGTGAACTGGCCCATCTCGACGGTGCTGGCGTTAGTGGCCGCTTCGAAGAAGTCGATTTCGCCCTGCCCGAAGGCCTCCGCCTTGATGCCGGGAGGCATGTATGCCACGGCGCTACCGCCTTCGGCCTGAGCGCGCTTGTAACCGTCAATGAGCGCCTTGCGCTCCTCTTCGTTCAGGCCAGCGCCCTTGGTGTCCTGGTTGACGTGCGAGAAGAGGAGGAGCGGGAGCGGGTTCACACCACGGGCGTGACGGGCTTCCTTGAGGTTCAGGCCGTGGCGGATGGCGCGAGACGCGACCTTGAGGAGACCGTCAAAGGGCCAGTCGATGAGGATGATTTCCGACTGATCTACGGGCTTGTCATCGACCAGGACACGGTTGTCCTTGATGCTCCAGTTGTCATACGGGATGTGCTGTAGCTGGAGGACGCCACCCTTGGCGTCTGGGATGACGCGGAGTGCAGAGCACCCGTAGAAGATGCCGTCATCCAGGACGGCAGCCATGCGACCGCCAGGGGTCTCGATGCTGTCTGTGCGGACAATCCAGTTGGGCTGCTCCGCAAGCTCCTGACCGTCAGAGCCGAACGCGCGAAGCGGGGCCTGCATGATGACGGACTTGAGGAGGTTGTTGACCTTGGAGACAGACGAAAGCTGGAGCGCGTGCTCACGCTTCACGCCCTTCCGCGGGTCGGTGCCGTAGAACACCTCAGACCAGGCGAAGGATGCATCCAACGTCTGATCGGTCAGCGGTGTGGCTACCGCGGGCGGCTTCTCTAGTGCGCCGCGCTCGTTTCTGAAAAGTCCCATCTAGATAATGGTCGTTTTCATATCACTGGTGTGATTTGAATAGGGCAACAAAAAAGGCCCCTGGAGCCCAGCTGTTTACTGGGTTCTCAGGGGCCGAAAAGTGATTTGAAGTTAGCCGAAGCTGATGCCGTATGTCCGCTCCGGGTTGTTGTCGTAGGTGATGAGGGCGTACGCGGCTGCCTCTACCGCGGAGGTGTCCGCGTCCATGTGCGGGCGACCGAAGCCCCACCCGTTCTCACCGATCTTCCGTTGCCGGACCAGGAGCGCTGCGCTCGTCAGCTCGCTCTGTCCGTAGTGCCGGAGGTTGCCGGTGTTCAACTCACGTAGGAAGAGAGGTCCGTAGGCCGTGATGTCCTTGGTCGGGATCGGGACCGTATAGAGCCGGGCGTACGCATCCTCCGCATCCTTGATGGCAACGCGGGCGTCTCCGTGGTCGTCGTAGCCGATGGGTACGCGGTCGTGTGCACGCCCCAGCTTCTCTAGCTCCTCGGGGAGCCAGTCAACGCCCGAGTCCTTCCGGAGGATGACCACATGGGCCACGCCGTCCACACGCCACGCGGCGCACACGGTGGCACTGGTGGCCTTATACGTGGTGGCCACGCCAACGGCGAAGTACTCCGGTGGTGCCGGTGTTTCGTTCAACTCGCCCGCGTACCACTTGGCTGGCTTGACCAGACCGTCCGTCCCGCCATCCATTCCGAACACGCCTAGGTACTCGGTTAGGAAGCGCTCGCGGTTGAAGATTTTGTAGTTGTCGTGGATGGTGTCCAGGTCTGTCAGGTTGCCGATGGCCGGGTGCGTTTCCAGAATCAGGCTCTCCGTGTCCTCCCATGTCTCGATGTCGTCAACGGTGAGGTCCTGGTCGGCGCTGTATTCGAGAATCGAGACGGACGGGTCACCCTCGCGGCCAAGCTCCAGGTACTTCCACAAGGCGTTGCCGGTTCGGCTACTGCCTGCGGTCCCGCTGAGGATGCAGAGCGGCTGGTCCAGGACCACGCCCTTGCGGGTGTCCTGGGTCGGCAGGATCGAAGACAGGACCTCTGTGGCCTTGTCTCCGCTGAGCGTTCCGGCCTCATCGATCCATGCGATATCGACCGATGCACCAATGAAGTCCTGGTGGGTCAGAGCCACGCTGAACCGGGAGCCGTTCGGCCACGCGATGGAGCTTGAGCCGTTCGCCGTTCGAAGGATGAAGGGCCGGGTCTTCGGGTCCGGGAAGCGCGCCTGTAGAACCGGTGCGATGTCCTCCCAGAAGTGCGCCTGTCCACGCTTACCGATGGATGCGGTCAGGAACATGACACGTAGTCCCGGCACCGTGGCGCAGAGCCCCAGGAGGTAGATGTCCAGGCTGCTGGTCTTGCTCGACTGGCGCGGCAGAAGGACGGCAGCGTAGCGGCGACCCTGGGAGAGAACGTCCACCAACTTGGCTTGCTGCGGAGCTACGCCCTTTCCCTTGAGGTCGAACCGCAATAGCTCGAAACCGTGTTCAAATGCGGCAATATCCCGTGGCTTTGCGTGCCCATCTTCGGGCCTCCAGGAGGTCACGCGGGGCGCAATTCCGGACTCCGCAATCTCGGGCCAGGAATCGTATATAGACGACGCTTGGGTAGGCGCAGCCGGGGGTGATGGTGCCGTCAGGGGAAAAACCTCAGCTTCGGTCGTCGTCATCCTCGATGGCCTCGCTGATCTTCCGGAGGAGGGCAGCAACCCTCTTGTCTCCGCTCTTCTGGTACAGGAGCGTGAGCCCCACGACTACGACAGTCCACGCCTCAGCACTCATGCTGAGTCCGATGCGTTCGACCTCGGTTGTCTCGTTGTCCTCAGCCACGGTGGCTCACCTCGCTAACCGGGTAGCCGTGCTGCCATAGCTGTCCGTCTGCGGTCTGCGCCCACCAACATCCGTGGTCGTCGGTGTGAACGGTGACCTTCTCGTCCCACGTCTCCGGGCGGTACATGTATTCGCCTAGCGTCTTGGCCTTACTCACCGGCCTCACCTGCCTGGCGGCGAGCCTGACGCTCGCGTGCCTCGTCGCTGTACTTCATGAAGTAGTCAAGCTCTGCGCGCTGATTGATCAACGCCTCATCTCGGAGGCGCTGGCGCACGGACTGGAGGAGGGCGTCAAGCTGGTCACGCTCATCCGAGTACATGCGTGCAATCAACTCATCGTCGGAGAGGCGGCCTACCTCGCTATAGATGCTCGATACGTCAAACGGGCTGTTCACTTTGCCTCACCACCCTTGACCGCCTGGAGGTGGATGGTTACAGGACCGTCCACACCAACCGGAACGGGCGGCACCATGACATACATGTGAATGCCGCGCAGGGTCAGTAGCGTCTCCTCGCCTTCACGGGCGTGGAGATAGTTGAGTAGGCCGTCCGGGTCGCTCCAGTCATCCGGCTTGGCCGTGATGGTGAGCACCCCGGTAGACGGCTGATAGAGCGCGTTATCCACTTCGAACGATTCGGGGTCGTTACTCAGTACCACTTGGGGTATTCCTTTCCTTCTGCGCGTGCGCGCTTGCTGTTGGTCTTCTGTGCGCCCATCCGGCCACCGGCCTTCTGGTTGCAGTTCGGGCTGGACTTCCCGTGGTGGGTCGGTCCCGTGTTCCACTCGGCTAGTGCGAGGTCGGGACGCTGGTGGGCCGGGATGATGTGCCCGACTGCCCAGGTCTCCCAGGGCTGAATGAAGGCCCCGCAGTCCACGCAGACGGCTTGTCCGGCGTCCACCTGCCCCTGGTAGATGGGCCGCATCTTGCGGGTCAGGCGCTTCCATTCAGGCGAGCGGTGGAACTCGGTCACGAGAGCCCCCTTGCCTTGCGGTCTCGTCGCCACTGGCGGTAGGCCACCCGGCAAAGCTCGCAACGGCAGCCCCTCGACATGTATGAAGAGGCGCGACCGTGGATGAGCGGTGCCGTGGTGGTCTTGACCCACTGGGCGTTGTAGCAACGTCGGCATAGCCCTTTGGCCACGGCCTTACCGTGGTCAGGGTTGGTTGCACAGACGTTATTCACATCTCTAACGATGCGCGTTCTGGCCGAAGGTGATTTGAAGAGGTCGGCCCTGCATCCCTTGTCCCACCTGGGATAGCGGCCTACTCGAAATGATTTGAAATCAGTTCTGCCCCCTGGTCGCAGCCTTGACATCTCGGGCCAAAACCGGGCATAGCGACCCTATTGTTTCAAATCACAAATTTCAGCGTGCCCGATCCTAAGAGAGTGACAACACCGTCACGCCCCTTAGGACAGAGAGGCGCACCATGCGCGAACCCATCGAACCCGACCACAACCTAGGACCGGCTCCACGTGGATGCCACTGGGAGCTACGAGTCACCGAATCCGGTAGCCGCTACCCGGTTGCCGTTCCCGATGTCGATGACGAACCGATGACCCCGGGCGAATTCGCGTACCGGGTAGAGAACCTTCTCCAGGGTCTCCGCTCGATGCTCGATAGCTAGTCCCCTCTGCTACCGAAAAGCGCGCAAGCGTACGGCCCTAAAGGGCCGTAGAACGCTATGCATGCTTTTCGAGAAAGCGTGAGCCAAAGCATGCGAAAAGCATAAAAGCATTCAAAACGCTTGACATGAATATGGTAGCCACCTCTTACTAGCGCGCTACTAGAGGACTTACTAGCGGGCTCGGCGTTCTAATAGAACTTGACAAAAAGATTTTGTAGGTGACATTGGAATTCCAGTTCGCCCGACCCTGTTATACCCCGTGTAGCGCAAGCCAGTGACTACGCAACCTCTTCCACATCGTGCCCCGGCAGGTTTCTAGGGCTTTCCTGCCGGGGCCATCTCCAAGCCCTAGACGAACGAAAGCCCAAAATGAACGCACGACCATCCGAGCGGACCGAGGCCGCTCTAGAGAAGGCCTTGGCCCTTGCTGAGCTAGGCCTGTACGTCCTCCCCGCCTTCCGCAACGGCAAGGACAAGGGAGCCACCGGCCCGAAGGCAGAAGGCGGACACGGCTTCTACAACGGGTCCAACGATCCAGCTACCATCCGCGAGATGTGGGCCAAGTGGCCCGGTGAGTACGTCGGAGTATGGCCCGGCCCGTCCGGCATCATCTGCGAAGACATCGACGTCAAGGGTGACGAAGCCGGTTTCGTCCCGCTGTGGCAGCACCACCCGGACGACTACGAGTCCACCGTCCAGTACCCATCCGAGAGCGGTGGCCAGCACAACATCTTCCGCGACCCGAACCCCGTCCCGGTTGCGCCCGGCAAGCCGTATCCCCTGGTAGACCGCAAGGCCGGTAACTCCCTCTTCCTGTGGTACGGCGAGGTCCCGACCAGGGAGAAGTGGGCCACGCTGCCCGATGCTCCTGAGTGGCTGTCCGGTGGCCCGGCCTCCCGCAACCGCGCTATCTCCACGGAGGACGTGGACCTCCAGGCCTTCCTGGATGCGCTCACCGATGGCGAAGCCCCGGCAGACCTCACGTTCTACCCTGAGCACTATGACGACATGAAGTCCGCTATCCACACCATCGTGCAGCGGGCGCTGTTCCTGCCCGAGACCCCGGGTCTGCGTGCGGCCTACGACCAGGCCGCATCCGCCTACATCGAGTCGGCAGCTAGCACCGTCCCCGAAGAGTCCCGCCCGAAGAAAGTAGAGGACTGCACCGTCTGGAGCATTGGCGTATGGGATGCGGAACGCCCGGACCGGGAACTCATCGACTGGTACACCGACCCGGAGCGCCTGAACCCGCGCGAGCCGGAGCTACCCACCGTTGAGGCGGAGCCGGACTCAGACCCAGAGGGCTCTAGCTGGAGCGAGGTAGACCTAACGGACATCCTCAACGGCACCTACGTGGAGACCATGCCTACGATCCTGCACCGCGAGGATGGCCCAGCCCTCTTCTACCCGGGCTGCGTGAATGACCTCCACGGAGAGAGCGAGTCCGGCAAGTCCTGGATTGCCATTGCCGCGGTCCTCCAGGTCATCGCGCGTGGAGAGCACGTCCGGTATCTCGACTTCGAGTCCACGGCGTTGGAGGTGACCAAGCGCCTGCTCCTGTGTGGTGGAGAGCGCCAGGTCATCGACCGCTACTTCCACTACTACCGCCCGACCGAAGACCCGCTGGACGGCAGTAACGCGCCGGTCCTCCGTGACTTCCAGCGCATGCTGAACTCCCGGGCGTCCCTCATCGTCCTCGACGGTGTTACGGAGGCGATGACCAAGAGTGGATTCGACTTTGAGAAGAACAAGGACGTAGCCAAGTGGATGGTTATTCCCAAGTCTCTGGCCAACGTCACGGGCGCTGCGGTCGTGCTCATTGACCACGTAATCAAGTCCAGCGAGGGCCGCGGTCGATTCATGATCGGCGCTCAGCACAAGATGGCTGCCCTGGACGGTGCCAGCTACCTGGTGGACGTTGAAGCGGGAATCGCCAAGGGCGCGAAGGGTTCCCTGCTCATGAAGGTGGCGAAGGATCGCCCGGGCCAGGTTCGCGCGAACTCGGGCAAGTGGAGCGGACGGGGTCGCCTCCAGCTTGCGGCCATCGTGGAGATTGACTCGGAGACCCCGGGACGTACCTACATCCGGATCAAGTCGCACACTGACGCCCTGTCCTTGGCTAAGGCCCTGAACGTGCTCGCCAACAACCGGGACATCGTTCTTGAGGCCTACGAGAAGCACAAGGAATTCAAGTCCGTCAGTGCGGTCCTGGCCGCGGTAGAGGACTCGGACCTCACTCGCGATGAGGTGAAGGACGCGATGACCATGCTGGAGCACGAAGGCCTAATCAAGGTGGAGGCTGCCAAGCGAAGCGGCCAGGCATCCAAGTCCTACTTCGTGGGAATAGATAACACCAAGGATGAGTTGCGCGAGCCAACTTCCGATATGGCTATCTCGGAAGTTATTTGAGACTAGTTATATAAAGAAATATCGAAAACCTGCGTTAGGGGGTGAACATGAGCGAGACATCTACGAAGTCCGGCAACCGCACGGTCCTTTGGGTTATTGCCGGACTGCTCGCGGTCATCGCGGCCACGGTCATCATCTGGGCAGCGGTCGCCTCTAACGCCAAGCCGGAGAAGGACTGTTCACAGTGGAAGGGCTACGACTACTTCTATTGCGAACAGACCAAGTGACACTGTGGCGTCGGTGGCGCAGGTGTCATAGGTGAGCCTTACCCTTGATATATGGCAAACCGCGAGAAGTGCTCACTTTGTGAGTGGGAGGTTGATTACCGGTGGAGTGAGGCTGGAGCTACTTTCGGAGATTCCAGCCCCTCCCGTGAACGGGTGCCGTGGCGCTGCCACAACCCGGACTGCCCGAACCACAACCCGGCCAACCACACCTTTGGGTGGTCGGTGCCGTTCTAACGCGGTCGGATGACCGCACGCTCCGAGCCCTGGCCGGGCTGAACATGGATAGTCATGTTGCCCCGGACCAGGGCTCTCTGCGTTTCCACCGGCAGGGCCTTGAACCATGCCAGGAACTCGGTAGCGGACTCTGCTGAGTCCTCCCCTGCCGCGTTCAGCTTCTCCAGCCACTCGGCTCCCAGGTCCGCCGAAAGGGCAGCCTCAAGCTCTGCGCTGGCCGTGGTCGCCTCCTCGGCAAGCTCAGCCAGCCGGGTACGGACGCGCGCCTTGTCCACGCCCTTGGTGAGCATGAGGTCCGTGGCTTCGGTCTGCTCCTCGGCAATCGTGGCCAGGCGTTCACGAAGCGCCTTGACCTTCTCCCCCGTGTCGCCCGGCTTCACGTATCCACCCGACATCATGCCGTAGAGGTAGGCCTCTGCCTTGACCTCCAGGAGGTGCGCGGCAATGGCCACGTGGCCCTTCCCCTTGCCCTTCCTGCACGTGTAGTAATCCACCGACTTGCCCCGGCTACGGACGGGCTGGGCGCTCAGGGTCTCGCCGCAGGTGCACACCGGAACACCGGACAGGAAGTGGGCCAGAGGGGTCTTGCCGCGTCCCTCGCGGGTCAGGCGGGTCGGGTCCTTGCGGATAGCCCGGTACGCCTCCCAGTCCTCCACCGAGACCACCGGCTCAATGGTGCTGTGCTCGGTGACTTCACCCAGGTACGTGTTGATGCCCGCCATGCGCGGGCGGTCCAGCACCGATACCAGGGTGCGGGTAGTCCACTCCTGCCCGCCCGAACCGCTCTTGTAGACGGGCGTGCGTGCGCCTGCGTCATTCATGCGCTTCACCTCGGCCCGGAGCGATCCTCCGGCCAGGACATTCTGGATGGCCAGGCGTAGGTGCTCCGCCTCCTCCGGCTCCAGCGTCTGTCCATCGGCCTTCCACCCATACGGGCGCTTGGTGGTGCGCGGGATACCCCGGGCCGCACGGGCTACGTGCGCGTCCTTGTGACGCTCACCCTTGCGGTTGGCCTCAAGCTCTGCGAGCGCTGCGAGTAGCTGCGCCTGGAAGCGCCCAGAGGCCGTGGTGGTGTCAATGTCGTTCTCCAGCGTGGCGATAGAGACACCGATTTCCTGGAGGTCCAGCACGTCCCGAACGCGGCGGGCAAGGCGGTCCAGCTTGGTAGACACGATGACATCGAACTCACCGGCCTTGGCACGCTCCAGCATCTTGGCCCACTCGGCGCGCTCGCGGCTCTTGGAGGCGGAGACGGCGTTGTCTTCGAACTCCTCCACAACCTCCCAGTCCCGCGCCACGGCCAGTGCCCGGCACCGGTCTCGCTGGCGCTCGATACCCTCGGTGTTGTCGAGAGACTGACGGAGGTAGATGGCAGCACGCAT